CTGGCAGTACGTTCAGCAAAGGAGCCGTGTTGCGAAATTGCTACAATTTGCGCCCGATAGACCTCAGAGGTGGAGAGTCCAGTCAGTTCTAAAGAAAAGCTACCCGTAGAACCGTAGCCAAGATCAGTGGCAACTAGATTAGTTTGCGAATCGTAGATATTGAGTCGCTGAGAAAGCGTGCCAGCGGTATCGCCGGACCATGCGTAGTTAAGGGCAAAGATTAACGTGTTGGCGTTGGTAATGCCTTCTGCTACCGTTTTTGTTCTTGTATCATTCTCTCGCTGCGTTCCAAGGTTGTACTCTACGAAGTCATTATCGCCATTACGGACGATGTAGCCGACGCCTATTGTTTGCTCGTCTTCAATCGCCTGGTTGACAGCCTCTTGATTCTGGGTGCCGTAACGGGGATAAAGCGTGACGTTTTGATAGTTAAAATCTGGGGTTTGCAGATTAGTTGGGTCAGCACCTTGCCGAACGATTGAGGTGCCATTAAGAAAAATATCTTTTAACGCAGCATTGTTATATTCCGCCGTGCCTTGTGCATAAGCACGAGCAGATGGGAAGCCTTCAATTTCACCTTCACTCAGCAGGTCAATGAAGGTCGCAAATTGCTTACTGGCAAGCGTATCCTCCGCCTCGATTGGATTGCGGTTGGTATTGGTAATACCAGTAACAACAACCGTATTGTTGACTTGTATGGTTGGGGTAGGACCACCGGCACCACGGATGATTTTGGTCATGCGCCTTCCTCCGCCACTACTTCGATTTGTTCGGTATCAATACCAGCCGAGATCACGATAGAGCCAACGATCATCTCGCCATAGACCAAGGGGATTGGTACGCCTTGACGGCTGGTGTTTTGTGTCCCACTGAAGCTGTAGGACGCTTGTGGATCTAGCTCAGTGCCTGCAGTGCTGGCAGTCGTGCCACCACTAAACACAGGGGTATTGCCGATTGGGGTAAGACTTGGCGCAGGGGTTAGAAGTTGGGCAGTGCCTCCGAGCACCAACGCTCCACCAAGCAATCCAACCTTTGTCACAGTTGCGCCACTAAGACCCAAGCCAAGCCCAGGGATGAAAATTGATGCCGCAACCAAAGCAATACCGGCAAGGATCATGCCAAGAGAAAAATTGCCGCCAGCACCGCCGATCACCGGAACAATCCGAATCACCTGCTGCCCAGATGGATTGTGCAGTTCACTGAGCGCCAGGTCGTAGTCACCCACGCTGACCTTGTAATACTGGTCAGACATGTGCTTCTCAAGCTGCGGGAAGTTCGCCAGCAGGAAACGCACAGCCTCAGCAGCACTATCAACTGCTGCCATAAACTTCCGGCGACCTAGAAACTTCGCCAGACGCCCATAAACTCGGATCTCACGGAGCATGGGTCTACTTAGCCTCCGCCCATCGTACTGAAGCTGGGGTGACGAAGCACGCGCCCCGTACATTTCTGCAGCCAGCCGCCGTACAAGTCTCGGCTGCTCAGCCGTCCCCTGAGATGGTGTAGCAGAAGCTGATCACCGATATAGACGCCAACATGATTCAAGCCCTTGCCTTGAATGCTCATCAAAACCGCGTCACCAACCTCAATCGACTCTTCCTCCTTAAGTTGCCTGAAGCCTGCTTCCTTCCAGCAACCATCAAACATTGGCGCAGCTTCAAACTCCTGTGGCGTCAGCGGACGTTTCCAGTCCGGCAATTCCAAGCCATGCTCGGCATACCAGTCACGCACTAACGTCCAGCAATCAGTAACGCCCCACGCCCAGTGCCTGCCAATTAACGGCGCTTTATATCCTTCCGGTTTGCACTCGTCCCAGCCGCCGGTCTTTGGGTTGACGATGTACCAGTGCAGTCCGCTGATTTCACAGGAAACACGATCAGCTTGACTTGGTGTCGGTGGTGTTGATGGATGGCTGTGGACCACGGCGATAATTTCACCAGCGTCTTCCGCTGCGGCAAAATCTGCCGGGTCAAGGATGAACTGGTTATTGGCATCCGCCAGGTTCTTGCACTCCCAATATTGTTCCCGTCCTTTGACCACCACCAGCAAGCCACACGCCTCGCGTGGATCTTCAGCCTGTGCATGAGCCAGTGCGTCAGCTTGCCACTTCATGCGTAATAGGTTCCAACGCCAGGGAATGATCCGAACGGCAGTGTATCTGTGCCGAATCGAGCTTTGCAGCTACTAAGCCGCTTACCACATACATCCTGCGCCAGCGTTGCTACGGGAATGTCATTCTCATCAAAGTAGTTGGTGCCTGTATAGCTGCATTCGGCAGAGCGGTAGACCCATTGGCAGATGTTGGCAATGCACTGACGCTTAGGAGCGCGAACGCCAGCCATGTCAAAAACAGCAGCTAGCTCAAACTCAACGATGTCGCGGGTTTCGTTGACTTTGCGATCGACGTAGTAAATCTCGCGCGGAAACTCAGCGGTTGGGTCTGGTGTGCCGTATGGATTTGTGCCTCCAGTGAAGTTTGCAGCATCGATATACCGCGCCAACGTGCGGATCCTGGTCAGCTTTGCACCAGCGAGATCGTTGCCTGCAGTAGTGCTATTGACCGTCAGCAGGATTGCAGTGATCGTGCCGAAGACGTTGGAGACGCGGATTGTTGGACGGGGCAACTGTCCGTTGCCGTTGTACTGAAAACCATCTACCTCAATCGGAAAGCGCAGATAGGTGTTTCCGTTCCAGACCAGCTCACCGTTGGCGTCCATGTTGCTGCCAGCATGGAAACGATAGGTGGTGTTCTCACCGTGCAGCGCCGTGACCAACTGCAACTCGAACAGTTCGATAATGCTGCTCGGGTTGATCTTCTGTAGCTCTGAAACCGGGATTGCCATTACGGTTCAAATACTTGTTGAAAGGTTGCCGTAATACGATTGATATTTAGGTATTGATGCTCACGCTGCCAAGTGGGGCATATCCATTTGTAAGACGTTGCTTCGTCTAGTGGTGTCCAATCAAAAGATGCACTATCAGCAGCCCTTGCGTCAAAAAATGCTTCAATCGCATCTGCATCGGAGTTGCTAGTAGCAGTCCAGGTTAATTCCCAGGTTTTGGGGTTTGCGTGCGTTGGCAAGCCAAATACTGTTCGCTGCTGGTAACCATCGCCAAATTTGACAGTGCGAGTATTTGGTTGGCTTTTTTTTGATGCACCAAAATCCGGTGTCGTGCCACCAGCACTGGTGCCAACAGTTGCATCATTGAAAGTAGCCATTATGCAAGCAAGCCTCCTGGACGCTTTTGACGGATAAGTTCAGCACGCACGGCTGCACCAAGTGCTTCTCCAAGTCTATTGCTCTTTCCTTGATCACCTTGCACTTGACTACCAGTCGCATCGACGTTGACCACGATATTGCCAGTTTCGGCGCCATTCTTCATGGTGACGGGGATGGTGCGACCGTCAGGTAGTGGCACATAAGCCTCAGGCGTGCTGCCTTCGCCATACATTGCAAGTTGCGGCGAACTGGCGATGCCACCAGCGGCATAACGCTTGAGAGAAAGTGGACCGTTGGCGGTCATAATGCCGCCATTGGCAAATGGCGATGCCGGACCAAGCAAACCGGTTGTATCCACTCCAAACGACGGACTGGTAAACATTGAAGTACTACCAGTGCTGAAATAATCTCCAGCGACACTAATTGGAGAAGGTGCAAATAAATTCTGAAAGAAAGTCATAATTTGAAGTTTCAAATAGTCATTAATCATTTGGATAATCATATTTTGGAAGCTTTGTGCAATGTCCTTGAAAAGCTGCGCCAAAGTTTCGCTGGCTGACTTGGCATTGAAAACAAGATTCCCGAATGCATTGCTGAACGACGTGGACAAGCCTCCAGCTAGTTGCGTCATTTCTGGGAATGTATCAGCAATTTCGTCGCGCAAGGATCGAATTTGCTGCTCAAATGCATTGAATAAAGTTGGCAATTGCGCCGCTTCTCCGTTGTATGAAAATCGACTGTAATAGGCTTCCGCGATTTCCTGTTGAGCCAGTAATTCCGCATTTAACTGCCTTTGTTGATCTAATTGATTTTCTTTAAAGGCAACATCAATGGCAGCCAGTCTGTTAACTGCAGTGCTTACATCAAGACCTTTTGCTTTTCCTTCATTAATTAGTTTTTCAAGTTTTTCTTTTTCAGTCAGCAATGCGGTTTCAGTGACATCTAGCGTCACTCGACGTGAAGCCAAATCAAGTTGCTTCAGTTGCTCAGTGTCGCCTTTTTGTATTGCCTCTAATCTCTGAGCTTCTATATCAGACAATTCCTTGATAAGAAATTGCTTTTCGCTTAATCCGAGAGTAACTCCAAGCTGCTGAAGCGTTTTGTTGAAAGTTTGCTGTGCAACTTTGGCTAATTTCTCCGCTTGTTTTTCTACGGAACCTTCACTAGGCAAGAGACCTGGAAGCTCAGATGGGGGTTCTGCGGCTGCTCCAGCAGGCTTCGCTTGTAATTCATATCGAATAATCTCGGCTTGTATTCTTTTTCTTTTTTCCAAAGCTCGAGCATATTGCTCTTGAAGAATTGAACCTTGTTGCGCAGCTTTTGCACCTTTTTGCTCATATTGAATAATTAATTCATTCTGAGCCACAAGATCAGTTCTTAATCTTGCTAAATCTTTTTGCCCAACAATTTTCGCAAACTCGTTAAATTTACGAACAGCCTTATCAATAATATTAACAATTTGCGTAAAAATATCTTGAAAACCAGCACCAATAGGCTTCAACAATGTGCCAACACTTTCGCCTAGTCTTGATAGCGCTGTACGAAGGCGATCACCAGCAGCATCTGGACCATCGGCAATAATCTTGGCGTTTTCGCCATACTGAATAAACAATTGATCAGCAAATTTCTGGAAATCCAAAAGACTAACTTCACCTTTTTCCAAGGCTTTATCAAGCTCTTGTGGAGTTTTGTCCATCGATTTTGCAAATAGGCTGAATGCACCCGGTAACCGTTCGCCAATTTGCTGCCGCAATTCTTCTGCACTTACCTTGCCTTTGCTGAACACCTGTGATGTTGCAGTCAAAGCCGAATCAAGCTGTTCAAGGCTTCCACCAGTACCGCGAATACCGGATGCAATACCAGTAAATGCCTTCTCCGCATCACGAACATTGCCACCGGCACCTTTAACAGACGCAGTTAGCTGCGTAAATTGACGAGTAACAATTTCCTGTGGAATTGCAAGTTCTCGACTCGTTTTATTGATAAAAGCAAGTGCGCGTTCATATTCACCAGAATCTTTGGTGACGAGTTGCAATGCTTGACGTAGTTTTGAAATTTCTGCCGCGTAACTTGCAGTTTCAGCAATTTGTTGACGAGTAATTCCAACTTGTGCGCCAATAGCACCACCAACAGCGGCGCCTACAGGTCCACCAACTACCGCACCAATGCCAGCACCGATTAAACCTTCTGGACCGCCAAAAACGCCTGCAGCGGCGATACTTCCAACAGTTTTAGCAGCACTTGCTAAGCCAGTAGTAGCACGACGACCTTGAGCTTTTGCTGCAGCACTTTCAAACTTAAGAGCTTCAGCAGTTGCCTGCTTGAATTCTGCACTTGTTATATCGACACTATTAGCTAATTCGCGCCAAGCCCGAGCGTAATCATTTAAAGCATTGATACTTTTTGTTCTTATTTGAGCGTCATTGTTTTTTAAAGTTGACGCCAAATCGTTGAATTTTGCTGTTGATAAAACAGCACGCTGAGCAACGTCATTCAGCTTTGCGCTGAGTTGATTGAGTACAACATCACCTTCTTTCCTGACGCGAAGGCGGATTTCGGAGGTGATGCTCATTTGCTTCTTGTGTTCAGGACGGCAAGAGCTGCCATTTCCATCACCTGTACGCCTTCAAAGATGGCAACAGGATCCTTGACTGAATACAGCTTACAGAGCCATTCCAAACTCGGGTAGTTCAGCCCGGTCAAGCCAGCCATGCTCGTATGCCATTGCGTTGACATACGAACGAACATCAACACGATGTCCCAATTCTCCTCCCACACCTCACATTCCTTCTGAGCAGCCTCAAGCCTTGCTGCAGCAATCTGTTCGTCGCTGGCACCTAAAGCTTTCAGATCAGTCTCGCGCTCGTCAACAACGCCGCCTTTTGCCCAATACCTAGCGGCGTCTTTTAGTTTTTTGCGGCAGCTCCTGTAATACTGTCTGCATAGGCGGTAATCAATGCCCGCAGTACATAAGGGTCGTCGCAGAGTTGCTGCTTGTTCTTTTCAGTGAAAGGAACATCTTTGCCGGTTTCGTCGGTAATGCCTTCCCAGCCAAGCAAAATCTCGCCAATAAGAGCATCATCACCCTTATCGACGAGATCGTTGAATGAAGAGCGGCTGATCTTTTTAAAGACTGCTTCGAACGCCTGGGTTTCAAAGCGGTTGCCGTCAGCAGGGACTTCAACCTTTACTTCCCACTTGTAGGAAGCAGTCTTCTTGAGAACAAACGCCATTGAGAATCAGGTGAAAGCCAGCGACAGTTCGTCGTTACCAGCCGTGGTAGGCAGAGCCAGGTACGGCATGGACAGCGAAACTACGCCGTTGGTATCACCATAGGATACTCCGGTAATATCCGTCTGGGCAGCAGTCAGGGTGACGATGTTGCCAGCGGTTGCACCAAGGACGAGGCTGCTAGAAGCAGTAGTGACACCCACTGCTTTTGCAAAGTAGTCAGTGGTACCAACAGCAGGAGCTTCAATCACAGCAGTACCGCCGGGTGCGCGGTTGGTGATCAGCACTTCTTTGTTGGAAGCGGTCTCCTTGTAAATCAGTTCGTTGTTTAGAGCCAAGTCAAACGACTCA